CAGTGCCACATGGTACTCATGCTTCACCACGTCAGCATTGGAGACGTGGGCATTGGCGAAACACAAAGACGGGTAAGAAAGTATGGATTGATCCAATGTTAGTCGGTGATGAAGAGAACGGTAAGATCATCAAAGATTACGCTATAGGTAAATATGAAGAAAGGGAAGTAGCTTAAATGATAGTCACAATACTCAATATGTTTGCACTGTTTGTAGCTACCTTTGCGGTGTTGATATTCGTGGTGGTGTTTAGTTTTTTTCTGTTCATTATGTTTGCTTGTGTGTATATTGGATGGATAGAGATTAGGTCAATGCCAATATCTGATATTTGGGAGCGGATTCAGAAATGAGAAAGGTGAGCATACAAACAGTTGAAAATACTATTGGGCTGGCACGTAGTGTTGCTAATGGAACAACCAAATTTCCTTTTATGGGCTATTGCGCAGACCTGATGGAAAAGATGTTGGAAGAGATTAAACAGGCAAGAAAGGCACAAGAGAGGAGTAATAAATGACTGAGCAAGACAAAGAACATCTTGAAGCAATTTATGCAGGGTTTGCCATGATTGGTTATTTAATGAATGGGGATTATAGTCCTGAAGAAATACCATCTAAAGCTAAAGCTATGGCTAAAGCTATGATGGAAGATGAAATAGAAGAAGATGGTATTGTTGCAATTAAAAAGAAAAGATATGTCCGAAAAAATTGAGATGAATGAAGTTACAAAACGTATTCGTAAAGCTGAACTTAGTTTAACGGGTAAGAAATTTTGTTCAAGTTGTCAAAGCATGCAACCTGCGACTTTGGGTAAGATGTTAGAGGGTAAGATTAGGCGGTGGAAATGTGGCACATGTTTAGTCAATGCAAGTAGAAGACTTTACAAATCTAAGGAGAAAGTATGACAACGTTTACATTAAAAGATTATGTAGAAAATAAAATAATTTCAAAAGATGTAGAAGTTTTAGTTGAGCCGATTCCATTTGCAGGGTACGTCAACACACAAGATAAAGAAGACACAGAACAGATGTTACGGGATCAGTTGCATTTAATAAATGAGCAGTTGCAAACCGTGCAAGCTGAGAACCAAAGATTAAAACGTAAGTTACGAGCATTAGGGGAAAATGAATGAGTTTAAGAACAGAGTGCCAAGAAGCCTTATTTAATATAGGTAAATTGGCGGGGCGCATACCCTCAGATGAAGGTAAAAGATTAACCATGATGATACGAGTTGTGGCTAACTACATAAATTATTTAGAAGAGCAAAACAAAAGAGACAACGAAGACATAGACGGGAGATGTTAGTGAACCTGATAACAATAGACTTTGAAACTTTCTATGAGAAGTCTACCTTCAGCCTATCAAAGCTGACAACAGAAGAGTACGTGCGTAGTGATCGCTTTGAAGTGATTGGTGTAGCCGTTAAAGTAAACGATGGCGAGACCGAATGGGGTAGTGGCACACACGAACAAATTAAGAGTTGGTTAGATACCTACCCTTGGGCAGACTCTATGGCAGTTGCTCATAACATGATGTTTGATGGCTTTATCCTCAACGAGATATTTGACATCCACCCTAAAGCCTATGCGGATACTCTGTCTATGGGACGTGCGTTACATGGTGTCGAAGTGAGTAGCAGCCTAGCTGCCTTAGCCGAAAGATACAAACTAGGTGTTAAGGGAGACGAAGTTATTGCCGCTTCCGGGAAGAACCGTGAAGATTTCTCACCCGAAGATCTTGATAGATATGGTGACTACTGTGTAAATGACGTAGAACTCACGTATAAATTATTTCATGACATGCTCAAAAAGGGTTTCCCCAAGACGGAGATGAAGCTGATTGATTTGACTGTGCGTATGTTCTGTCAGCCGAAACTAGATTTAAACCTAAACTTATTAGAGCAACATCTACACGAGGTCAAAGCGAAAAAGGCTCAACTTCTTAACGTGGCTAAGGTTGATAAAGAGTCTTTGGCTAGTAACCCGAAGTTTGCCGAGCTACTTAAATCTGTGGGTGTAGAACCGCCCATGAAGATTAGCCCAACGACAGGTAAAGAAACCTATGCGCTTGCCAAAAATGACGAAGAGTTCAAGGCTTTAGCTGAACATCCTGATGTGATAGTGCAAGCGTTGGTAGCAGCTCGCCTTGGTACAAAGTCTACGTTAGAAGAAACTAGGACAGAACGATTCATCGTATTTCCAAACGAGGGTTGATGCCAGTTCCTCTAAAATACTATGCGGCTCACACAGGACGGTGGGGTGGTAGCGACAGTGTTAATTTGCAGAACCTTCCCTCACGTGGCGACAACGCAGGTAAGCTAAAGAAAGCTATTGAAGCCCCTGAAGGTTATGTCATTATTGACGCAGACTCAGCACAGATTGAAGCACGTGTGCTTGCATGGCTATCAGAACAGAACGACTTAGTGGAGGCTTTTAAGAATGGAGAAGACGTATACAAGATCATGGCTTCGGCTATATATGGTAAGGGAACTAGCGAAATTACAAAGGAAGAAAGGTTTGTCGGCAAGACGACGATTTTGGGTGCTGGGTACGGGATGGGCGCTCCGAAATTCAAAGCGCAACTTAAAACATTTGGCACTGAGGTTACGGATGAAGAAGCGAGGCACATCATCCAAGTCTACCGAGAAACGTACCCGAATGTAGTTAGGTTGTGGCGAGAAGCTCAATTGGCCCTAGAGGCTTTAACTAAGGACAGTACAACAAGTTTAGGGCGTGATGGTGTACTTGCGCTGGTCCCAGAAGAGCGGTCAATACGACTACCAAGCGGTTTGTTATTACGTTATGATGGGCTAATAACCGTGCGGGATGAGAAGGGTATACAGTACCAATACAAAACTCGGTATGGTTGGAATAAAATTTATGGTGGTAAGGTGATCGAGAACGTATGCCAAGCTATCGCTCGTTGTATCATCGGCGAGCAAATGATACAGATCTCAAAAAGATATAACGTCGTACTCACCGTACACGATGCGGTTGCCTGTATTGCCAAAGAAGAAGAGGCTAAGGAAGCTCAAGTTTATGTAGAGGAGTGCATGCGTTGGACACCCGCATGGGCTAAAGGCTTGCCTGTTAATTGTGAATCAGGTTTTGGAAAGAACTATGGAGAATGCTAAGGTGGAGTACTCAGATTTTTATTTACATGCTATGCAAGAAATTACTAAGGCTCACGATGCGTTAGTAGCAAACAAATTTCAAGATGCCTATGACCATTGTTTGAATGCTCAAGTAGAAATTAAGTTAATGAGTGGTGCGGTTAGAACATGGATTCCTATTAATGAATAAATCAATCTCTTGGTCGTACTCAAGTATCAAGCTCTACGATCAATGTCCCAAGAAGTACTATCATTTACGGGTGGTTAAAGATGTTAAAGAACCTCCTACGGAAGCTATTATGTATGGGAAAGAGTTTCATTCGGCGGCGGAACACTACGTACGGGATAACGTACCACTACCACCACAGTTTAACTTTGTAAAGAGCGTCTTAGATAACTTAAAGCAGTTAAATGGTGATAAGTATTGCGAGCATGAAATGGGGCTAACAGAGAATCTTGACGCATGCGGATTTAAAGATCCAAATATGTGGTGGCGGGGTGTTGCTGATTTACTAGTTATCAACGGCGAAGAGGCACGAGTGCTTGATTACAAGACTGGAAAGTCTGCCAAATATGCCGATACCGATCAGCTAGAGTTGATGGCACTTGCCATATTTAAGCACTTTCCCCAAGTCAAAAAAGTCAAGGCGGGGCTACTTTTTGTCGTATCTAAAAATTTTATAAAGGACTCGTATTCTTTTGAAAATCAGGATAAGATGTGGCATAAGTGGATTAGTGAGTACAACAGGATGAAGTTTTCATACGAAAATGATGTATGGAACCCTCGTCCTAGTGGGCTTTGTAAGAAGCACTGTTTAGTTCTTGAGTGTGCACATAATGGGAGAAATTAAATGCCATACGTAAATAAACCAAGACCATATGCTAAAGAATACGAGCAACAGAAGGCTCGTAGCGAGCACCCTAATCGCATGGAGCGTCAACGTGCTAGACGTGCGGTTGATAAAAAAATGCCTGATAACAACGGCAACGGCAAAGCCGATGCTCGTGAAGGTAAAGACATAGCCCATAAAAAAGCTATGGATAAAGGTGGTACAAATAAAGATGGCACATACATTACAACACCATCAAAAAATAGATCTTTTAAAAGAGACAAAAAAAGTAACCTAGTGTCGGAAACTAGCAAACGTGAGAGAAAAAAGAAATAAATGGAAATAATAGGCAACAAAGTTCTTTTATTAAACCTTCGTAATCCAAATAAAGTTACAACTTTAATACCCAAAAGTAAGATGGTTGGGGAAAATCAAGTCGCCGTTAAATGGGGCTTAGACGAAACTCGAGTTCTTAAAAACCTACAAATAAAAAACATCCCATCACCTATCATGGGACAGTATGATTGGCCCGGACTACATAAACCGTTTGACCATCAAAAAGTTACTTCGTCTTTTTTAACTTTAAATCCTCGTGCCTTTTGCCTCAACGAACAAGGTACAGGCAAGACAGGTTCTGTTATATGGGCGGCAGACTATCTAATGAAGATGAAAAAGATAAAACGTGTGCTTGTTATATGTCCATTATCTATTATGGATAGCGCATGGAGAGCAGACCTATTTAAATTTGCTATGCATCGTTCGGTCGATATTGCTTATGGTTCAAAAGAAAAACGTCAGCGTATTATTAATTCAGATACTGAGTTTGTAATTATTAACTATGACGGTGTTGAGATTGTTCAAGAGGCTATTACTAATGGTAATTTTGACCTAATTGTGGTCGATGAAGCCAACGCCTACAAGAACTCACAGACGGTTCGCTGGAAGACCCTTAATCGGTTACTCAAGCCTGACACGTGGTTATGGATGCTAACGGGAACCCCTGCGGCTCAATCGCCAGTAGATGCTTACGGTTTAGCTAAATTAATTAATCCAAAAAATGTACCCCGTTTCTTTGGTAGCTTCAAAGACATGGTGATGTATAAAATATCCAAATTTAAGTGGGTCAATAAACCCAACGCAGATAAAGTAGTGTTTGAAGCCTTACAACCAGCCATCCGATTTACCAAGGACGAGTGCTTAGATTTGCCTGAGTTAATTTATGTAACCCGTGAAGTCGAACTTACTGCGCAACAGAAAAAATATTACGATACCCTACGAAAACGCTTGGTTATGCAAGCGGTGGGCGAGCAAGTCACTGCGGTAAATGCTGCGGTTGGATTAAGCAAACTACTACAAATATCTTGCGGTGCGGTATATTCCGATTCAGGGGAGACTTTGGAGTTTGATATTCAAAATCGTTATAAGGTGTTAAGAGAAGTAACTGACGAGACACAGCAAAAGATCTTAATATTTGTACCATTTAAAAACACAATTAAAATACTAACTAAAAAACTAATTGATGATGGGTTTAGTACAGAAATTATTAATGGTGATGTGACTGCTTCTAATCGTGCAGATATATTTAAACGCTTTCAAGAAAGCCCAAACCCACGTATTTTAATTATTCAACCACAAGCTGCGGCACATGGTGTAACACTTACCGCTGCCGATACAATTGTTTGGTGGGGACCAACACCTAGTTTAGAAATATACGCACAAGCGAATGCACGTGCGCATCGAGCAGGACAGAAGCATCCAGTAACAGTCGTAAGATTACAAGGATCGAATGCGGAGAAACACCTATATAAAATGCTTGACAACCGCATTACAGATCATTCAAAATTAGTTGAACTTTATAACAACTTACTTGATAAAGATAAAGTTTAGTAGTACAGTAGTAATACCGATAACGAGAATAAAACCAAGCCGTTATCATTTTAAAACAGGAGAATGTATGTCAGAAAACAAGACAGGGGTAGAGCCCCCCTTAGAAAAGCTCACTCGCATCTACATCAAAATGCGTGATAAAAAATATGAAGTTGTCCACGAGATGGAAGAGCAGATCAGTAAAATTGAAGCTGATATGAAAACCGTTAAAGTGGCTATTCTTCAACACATGAAAGACTCTGGAGTAGAGAGTCTAAGAACTAATTCAGGAACTGTTTATCGTACCGTTAGGACTACGTATTCAACTTCTGATTGGGAATCCATGCACAAGTTTATTCTTGAACATGGTGTGCCTGAACTATTGGAGAAGCGGCTTCAACAAACCAATATGCGGGCTTTTTTAGAGGAGAACCCTGAACTGCTTCCACCGGGGCTAAATTCAAACGCTGAATATTCAGTAACTATAAGGAGGAACTAAATGTCGGATGAACCGTTTGTGCCGATAGAGGACGTGGCTAAACACTTTTCGCTTTCGGTATCAACCGTCCGTGCATGGATTCGACAGGACTTAATCCCTTCGCTAAAACTGGGCGGTGTTTACCGTTTCAAGATTAGTGAAGTCGAGTCAGCCCTACGAAGACTAAACGGCGGAGAACTTGTAAGAGAGGAAGCAGATGGGAGCCTCACAGTAACAAATAAAGACCCTAAGCAAGCAGTACTTAATTTTAACCCTGACGATGATATTTAAGGAGAACGTCAAATGAGTGATTTAACATTATTTAAAGGTGGTTTACCTGCCTATTTAAAAGGTACAGCCGATGATGCAACTAATGCTTTAGCAGGCACAGGCGAAGGCGGTTTAGGCGCACGTCGTATTAGCATCAAAGGTGGTGTATTCCGTGAATTTATCGGTGGTAAAGAATACCGTGTATCGGAAGAGCGCTCTATGAGTGTGGTAATTATTAAAGCCGCACCAAAAGTTTCACGGATTTTCTACGCAGGTACTTATGTAGAAGGCGAAACCGTGTCCCCAACTTGCTGGTCAGCCGACAGCCAACGCCCTGATGAAAAGGTCAAAGAAAAGCAATCAGCCACCTGCTTGAATTGTCCACAAAACATCAAAGGTAGTGGTCAAGGTGATAGTCGTGCTTGTCGTTATCAACAACGCTTAGCCGTTGTTCTTGATGGTGAGATTGACAAAGAGGAAGTTTACCAACTTGTATTGCCACCTACTTCGGTATTTGGTGATGGTGAGAAAGGTAAACTCCCACTGCAGGCTTACGCCCGCCACCTGAAAAATCATGGTAC